GAATCTCCCCGGAATTGGTGGATTTCCGGATAGGACCAGCCGCCGGCACCACGGAACGCCTCGGCATTGACGCCATAGAAGTAATTCCGTGCCGTGCCGAAGTTCACCGAGTCGGCCGTCCCCCCGGGCGCCCTAAGGGCACGGTATAGCCTATGCGTCCGAAGCATCGTCAATGGGCTGAACCCCAGTTTCGCCTTGCGGGCAAGGTATCGCGGACTCGGCCGCTTCCATGCGGCCTGACTCTGGCTCCATACCTCATGAAAGTTCCGCGACATGATGTCGGACAGACCGAAGCCGCCCACCTTGCGCGGCCACATCCACATGAGATTTTGAACCGAACTGGCAATGGACATCTGCCCGCGCAACGCGACCTCCTCAAACCGCTGCAAGGGTCGGGTGTCATAGGTAATGTTGATGCCCCGCATTATGCCCGCTCCAACACGATCGACCCGCCGCCCATGCCGACCTGTTCGCAGCCGGCCAGTTCCGGGGGCTTGGTCAGGAAGCGTTCAACCTCATCCTTCCACTCCTGGTATCGCTCGGACCCCACGAGTTGCGCTGTGGGCATCGAACTACGCACCAGATCCACGGCCACCGCCTTAGCTACCATGCCCGCCAGCCGGTGCCGAGTATGCTCCTCGCCCAACTCAAGGGGCGTCATATAGTGCTTGGACAATTCCGACTGGAAGCGCGCCGATTGGTCATAGATACGCCGCCACAGGGCGTCATAGGAGAGCATCACATCCGAAACCACGCCAGCGCCCGCCACATCCCCGAACTTGAACCGCCCCTGGAGATGGCTGAGCATTAATTCCTCGACATCGCGCTCACCACACAGTGTATGTAAGCGGCACTCAAAGTCGTAAATGGCCGCGCCCGTCGTGGAACTCAAGTCCTTCTGCCCGGACCCGCTGCCGAATGTCGCTGTGGCCGTGCTACCCTGATACCAGTAGCGCGGGTCGAGTTGCTGATCCTGCGTCAGGCGGCAAATCCACTCACCATCCGTGGCACAGACGAATCGGATACCCGACCAGCGGTACGTCGGGGCACTCCAGTCACCATAATATCGGATCGAGAACCGCTGCCGCAACTCGCGGTATTTCCCCGTGGCCGCGCCCCAGGGGGCATCGCCGTTGACCGTGCCCTCCGTGAACATCGAGGACACATCCGCAGCCGTATGGTTCAGTTTCAGGTACAGAATAGCCGCGGTCTGCGTGACTGTCGCGGATGCCGAGCGGGCGATATCTACTTTCACTTGTAGATTACCTGGGCATTGAGAAAGGGCCGGTATCCGATGGTGTCCTGCCGCACACCACTGACTGGATCTGGACGCAGGCGAATGAATGCACCCCAGGTCAGACCAGCCGTAGAGTCAACGGCCCACGCGTGCCAAAGCGTATCCGTGATGGCATTCGTATCAATGACCGACCACGTGGTCCCGTCCCAAGAAACGTCTACCATAACGTTCGTGTCCGTCGAGTCGTCGCTCTCCGTATTGGAAGCGTCAATCCGCATCCAGAGTACCATCTTGCGCCACGGCCCGACCTCAACCGACTGAGTCGTGTCGATGTCCGCCTTGCCAAGATAGATGTTGGTGGAGTTCGCAGGCTCAACGACATTGCCGGTGGCCGAGTCTGGGTGGTTTGTGAATACCGTATTAGACCTGAACGGCCTTTGATAAGACTTATCCAGATCCCACCTGTGCTCTTGCGCCATCGCGACCGTAGCGGTTGCCAGGATCATCGCCACAAACAATTTCCACTTCATTTATTTGCCTTGTTCCTTCTTGCGCTCCCGGCGCTCAACTACCTCGTTCAGTTGACTCTCAATTCGACGCTGCTCACCATCTGTGGGCGTGTGCCCGGTCCACCGCTCTGCCTGGTCGCGCATCCGCTTGAGCGTGCGCTCGAAGGCGCCGCGCTTGTCCTCTTTAGACACCGCCGTCAGCTTTCGACTGGCCCAGCCACCAGTTGAACAGGTCTTGCTGTGAAGGGGCCAGCGTTACACGCCGAGCCTCAAGCAGGCCGTCTCGAACCATTTGCAGTTTGCGGCGGTGCGCGTCCACCTGCTGCCGCATAAGTTTGTCAAGCGCCTCTTGATGCTTATCCAGTTCCGTGCAGTTTATGCCTTCGCGAGGGCACTCACTCAAAGGCTTCGCACCATTGGCAATCGCATCGCGCAAGCCCTTACCGCTCTGGACCCCATCGCTGACGGCAACCATTGTGATGTCGGGGTAATACTCCTCAAGCAACACCTGCTTGTAGCCGCTGCGCCGCTCCACACCGCGCCTGTGCAACTTCCCTGACCAAAGCGGGATGAAGTATATGCCCTGGTCAAGGTAAGCGTACTTCGGTTCTACGCTCGGCCCTCCCACTATCGGGATACCGGCGGGCGGCCCCATGCTTCGCTTACTCGGCATCACAGCGCGTTGTTCCTTATCTTGCTCTGTTCCTACAGACGGCATCTTGTCTCCTTATTCATTAGCAGGGGTAGGCTTGACCCCACCCCTGCTAACGTGTTGTGAACTACTTGGCCGTCTGCACCAGGATCTTAACACCCTGGTTGACGTCCAATTCCTTAACGCCAAAATCGGAAACGATGATCACTTCCGTATTCCGGAGCGAAGCGTTACGGTCCAACTCAACCCGACCGAGGTACTTCACCGCGATACCAATGGCCGAACCGGCTATCCCCATCCATCCGATGGAGTCGTTGCCAGAGGTCGGGCACTGTGTGGTGATGTACACGGGCACGTTGTACAGATTTGCCCAGAGGCCACTTCCCCCCTGCATCGCGCCAATCTGATTGGGCGTGAAGTTGGAGTTGATGGCCGCCAGCGCATTCGACCCCTGCACCGAGCCGGCAACAGGCGTGTTAGCCGTGGTCGTCCCGATGTTGCCAACAAGCGTGATCGCCTGCCGCAGATCGTGAGCACCCACGGGCGGCAGGACCGCCACAATCGGCCCACCAGCGTTCTGCGTTTCGAGATCCACGATGCCGCCGAGGAAATCAAACGTGTCGAGGTCCGTGTTGGTGGTGCCGCGGCTGGTCGTCCAGCTGGCGCTGGAGAAAAGCGCACAAGCAGCACGGTCAACATTGCGTGCAGCGATCCGGCCCAGATACTGCCCCAGGTCAGCCATGAAGCCCTCGGCTCCACGGACATTACGGACCAGAAACTTGTCCGACACGTCCGTTGCGAACCCGTACTCCGCTGCGGTGCAGGTTGTCTCCGTGGTGTTGATTGCGGTCATGGTGATGTCGGTCTGGTCGTTGGTGACGGCTGCCGAAATCGCCAACAGTGGCCACTGCGGAACTGACCATGCGCCGCTAGGTTCTCCTGAGAGATCCTTGTAGCGCATGAGCGGCCCCATGATCGGGACGCTGCCCAGCTCCTGCTTGATCGCAGCCTCGATGATGGCGGTGTAGTACAGCTCCGTATTCGCTGCTGCTGCTATTGAAATTTCCGGTGATGGCATTTACTCTTATCCTTCCCGTATGAACGGGTTTTTCTGTGTGGCGCGTGCGGCGCGGACGACATCCGCGGGGTTCATGGCTCGTATCTGCTCAATTGTCTTACCTTCGAGTGACAGACCCACCGCACCCATGCCGGATGCACCACCTGTTGCTCCCGATCCCTGACGCCCCCCGGCCTGCACCATGTGCGGGTTATCACCAAGAAACTTCTTCACCCCATCCTCGATGGACGAGCCATCATTGAATCGGGGTGTCCCGGTGTCGTCGAACTTGATTGAATCCTTCAGCAGCGCCACCACCTGGTCAGGCTTCGTCGCCTTGAGCCCGGCAGCGGATGCCGTGATTGCCTGCGTAATAGCCGTGTCACGGTAGCGGGTCTCGGCCTGCTCGCGGGCCTGGCGTTCTTTCGCCAGCTCCTTGGCAAAGCCCTCCTCGCGCAACCGCTTGGCTTCCTCGTATTGCTTCTGGCCTTCCGCATCGACAATCTTGCGCTGATCTAACTGAGATTGCATTGCAGCCATTTGCTCGCGAGCCGTTTTTAGCTCGTCGGAGAACTTGGTCTGAACTTCGCCCACGCGCTTGGATACAATCGAATTGACCTGTTCCTCGGAGAACGTCTTTACCTTCCCGGCATCATCGGTCCCGGTCCCCGCGCCTTTACCGCCGGCGTCAGCTTTGCCACCACCAGAGCCGGCGTCCCCGTCGGCCTGATAGAAGCGCCCCATTCCTGGGTCAGTCATCGCTTACCTCGTTTCCGCCAGGTCTGCAGCGCGATCACCTATTGCGAGCACCGCGGCCCGGTCGAGTTGTATTGGTGAAGTCATATCCAGGTGCGCCCGTGCGAACACGGCAGGCATGATCATGCAGCGGCACCGCTCATCGCAGATCGACCAGCCCGACTTGGGCATCCCCAACTGCTCCCATTCAAGAAGCGTTCGGATTACATCGTGCCGTGGGCGGCAATCCACACAAACATGCAAGTCCTCCACTGTGACCCATACCCATTCCTCATCATCCTCATTGGGCTGGCCCGGTGTGGCCGCGAGCGAATGGAGAAGCGCCGTGTTTGCGGTGTATTGTACACCAGCGGCCACAGCCTGGGCCAACCCCTGCACGAGTGAGGAAAACATGGGCGACAGCCGTAGGGGTTCCAGCCCTCCTGCCAACGCGGCCCTGATCCGGTCCCTCAGCATACCACTGTCTGCCATTCGGCTGACTGCCGCCTCGAAATCCAACATGAACTTCTCAATCACCAGGCCCGAAGTGTCCGCGAGTTTCCGCAACCCCTCATCGGTTGCTACGCTATCCGCCGTGATCACATCCTTGCCGCCATTGATCTCGCGGGCGAAGATGTAGGCCCGGGATTCGATCTCTAGGTATTCGTCACGCGCAATCGTCAGCACGCCCATGAATAATTGGTCCGCTACCCCGGACGGGTCCAATAGCAGCTCGTCAATATCCAATGCCAACGGCAGGCGTGCGCGTACTTCAGCCTTGAGCTTTTCCTCAATGATCAGGATGCGGGCGAAGTAGCCGGATAGGGTGTCCATGCCTACAAATATTTTTCTTCCGATATGAAGAACTTGGCAGTTGGCACAATTATTTCAGCGGTCACAGTAGTGGCGACCTGTGGATAGGTTTCAATTGCCGTGAATGAGTTATATAGAGCCACGATCAGCGCCCACTGATCCAAGGTGATGCTCTTAACAGGTAGTGTTGTGACTGCCATTTCCTCTCCTATTCTCCAACAAGGTCAAGTTCACCAGTGATCGTAAGAATTACACTGGCCGGGAATTGCCCCTCTGTGGTGGCAGTTGCAACCGGGAACTTCTCCTGTAACAAATCGAGCAATGCCCCCAGTATGTTGAAATCGGTAGGCGAAAGAATCTTGTCCGCCAATTCTACAGTTGCCATACGTCCTCTCCTGTTAGGTTCATATTGTCATCCAGATCAGGCATTACGCCTCACGGCACGCTCAACCACCGCAAGATTACGAAGGGCTTTAATTAATTCCGCTTGGGCGCGATCATCCTCTATCTCTGCGAGCACCCGCTTGTCGATCGCATGCTGGATGGTGATTCTGGGGATAGGCTTGACGCCATCGTCTTTGACCGGATCGGGGTTGCCACCACAAGGCGTTCTCCTATAGTTCTCGTTGTAATGGTCAACGCCATAATCACTAACCCCATCCTCCCAGATCATATACCGGCCTGAGTGGATTTGCTTAATGCGCTGGCATACGTCCATCATAGTGCCTCCACAACCAACCGTTCAGGCCCCGGCATCAGGCGGCGCCCCTAAAGCGTGCGGCCAGCGCACTAAACCCGGAGGAACCCGGGGCGCCAGCCTGTGCCGTGTTACTCGCAAACATTTCCTGCTCGATCTCCTGCAGGATCGCGGCATCCTCCGCCGCATCAGCGTCGGGCACCAACACACTGACCAGGTGCTTCGCTATGAGCCGCTTCATGGTGGGGCTGTTCAGGGGCAGCTTGAACACCCGCTCCGCCTCGTCTAGCTCAGCCGTCTTATCGCGGATGTCATAGTCGTCCGCATACTGTACCGTGTAGTCGTAAGGCTGATCTTCCCACCGGAACCACAGGTCGGCCACTTCACGCTCGAATCGCTCCAACTCCAATGCTTTCGCTACCAACAGCGTGTTGGTGTTATGGAACTCGAACGCCCTTGATATGCCGCTCTGCGCCTGGGCCACCTGTTGTGCCGACCGATCGACCAGCCCGGCCTCGTGGTAGATCCGCGCCACGTCCTGCTCGATCACATCCATGATGAACTGCGCCGGATCGGATGGCGGGGTGATATATGTCGGTGTGAACCCACCGGCGGGCACGGGGATCGCATTACTGGTGCCGATA